TGATGTGTTCCATCAAGTTCTTTAATTGATATTGAATGAAATAGTTAAACAGCTTGCTACGATCCTTGATCTGCGTATTGTATTGTTCTAGTGTCTGTGTCTTAATATCATCAGGCACGAACTCAAGATCAATAAGCCTCTGGTTGCGCTTATAGTTACGGAGCATAGCTTCATTACAAAACTGCTCAGGCTCCTGTAGGATCCAACCAGCAAGTCTCTTAGAGGTTACAGGTGACTGACGGATACCCATAACAAACACATTGTCCTCGGACAAGAAGTTAGGGATACCATCACTCGAGTCACCCTTAAGGATATGTTCCTTCAGGAATAGATCAGGATTAGTACAGCTGATATACTTCTTAAGCACAGGGCTGTACTGTGTGACATTAGGATACTTCTGTAGCTGACCGAAGTCTTTATCACCAGATAGAATTAGAAGCTTACCAAGATGATTGTATTCCTTGACTAACACAGCAATGATATCGTCAGCTTCAGCATGTTCAATCTGAATAACCTTGTAAGGGAAATAGTCCTTGAGTTCCTGACGAATGTTATTCAGTGACTCAAACAGTGTGTTCCAGTCAAGCTCAGAAGCTTCACGTTCCTTCTTACGATTAGCCTTATAATAAGGAAACACTTGCTTGCGCCAGTAGTTCTTGTCATCGCAAGCAATGACCATCTCGCCATACTCAGCGGAGAACTTTACCTTATGTGCGCGAAGAGAGTTTAGTACCATGTGTCGTACGAGATCTTCTTCTAGTTTGATGTTCTTATGGTTCCCTATCTGCATCATCAGAGTAGAGATCATTACTTGGTTTAAGTCGACGATAATCACTTTAAATAATCCTAAATGTTTCCAGCATACATTATACCCTATTGGGCAAATAAGTCAAGTATTTAATCAATTTCAATCTCGTCGTCATCAAGCTCAATAAGCTCTTCTGCTGCAATCTGTAAATCATGGTGTATTCCCATAGACTTAAGCATAACAGACTTCACAGCTTCAGAGACAAGAACATTGTCTCTCTCATATATATCATCATCAAGGTTAAACCCCATCATAGACAACTTAAAGAACAAATCCTCGACTAACTCCAACGATGTTTTATCAACAAATTTGATTTTGTTTGATATAACCTTTTCTTCTAATTCTTGAACTGTACTACCGACACTATCTAAAACTCTTTTATTGATCTTAGGAAATATAATGATCTTGGAGGTTTCTTCGTTATCTTTTTTCTGCACTTGCTGATCCTCTCTCATTTTGTTATGGATTCTAAAAGTGCCTTCCACTCATTTGCTTTATTATTCCAGCCATGAACACGATCAACTTGAATCTTCTGTAGCTTTAGGTCTGCCTCAATTGCTTCACGCTGATTGCGCATAACTTCAATACCCTGATGTAGCACTTGCATAAACCCACCAGCGTGAGCATTAGCATCTTCATTCCACTGATACATCCATGTGAGACCCATTGAAGTTTCTGATAGTGCTGCCAGATTGGGATGAATGCATAGCAGACCAGCAGACATAGCTTCAATAAGACTCAAGCAAGAAGTTTCTTTCCAGATGCTAGGATAAGCAAAGATGTCAGCACTGAGAAGAGCTTCTCTAATTTCATCATTAGACACTGTACCATGATACTTAATATTTGGATGATTGCGGCAAATATCAAACAGCTCTTGATACTGTTCGTCACGCTGTTCCCAACCATAAATTTTAAATGATGAGTAAACATCAAGAGTAATATCATCATGTCTCTTGCATAATTCAATAAAGGCTGGCACTAATAGCTGTAGTCCACGATGTGGTGTAGTATGATAGATCAAACGGATCTTATCACTCTTGGTGCGCTTAGTGGTATCGATAGGAACAATAGAGTTCTTAACAACAGTAGACCTGTTATATTCTACACCACGAACTTCATTATACTTTTCCATTTGCCAGTTTGATACAAAAACAAATTTGTCAAACTTCTTACGATACATAGGATCACTTAGACGTGAGGACTCTGGGTCTTCCGGAAGATCATGGCAGTAATAGATCTTCTTCTTATCAGGGTCTAGATCGCGTGCGCGTGAGAATACAATCTGTACCTTCTCAAGCAATTCTCTAGGAATGTCACCACCATACAAACGTTCTTGTAACAGTTCAGTACCACCCTTGGAATCTTTGTTTACTTCATTTCTTTCCATTAGGTCCAAGTTGCTCATCAGTATCCTCTTTCATTTCAATAGATTCATAGTACAGCCTTGCAACATCAAGGCATAAAACATAAACTGCTTTTTGGGAAATACGCCATGCTATATTCATGACAATCCATTTAGCAATAATTTCTCTCAAGCGACTCATATAGTTTCTTCAAGAACCTTAAAATCAATCACACTATCAGTACGGAATGAGCGCCAGCCCTTAACTTCTAAATCCCAAACAGCAATAGATTCTGTTGTTTGCTTGCGCTGAGTGTGTTCTTCAAGATCAGTTTGAGTAGGAAGTAGATTGGAGCGCAGCGTACAACGCATACCACGCAGAGTACCATCCATCTTTGTAAAATTAACAAAGCAAATATTATTATACAAACTATTCAGATAGGAAGTGTGTAGTTCCAGCGACATTATCTTTCTCCTTTAATGTATTCACCAACTCATTAAACCCACCAATATATTGTTCACCATCACTAGTCAACAGAAAAATTTGAGGAACTGTTCTTGCACCAGGAACAATCTCTAACAACATTTCTTTAGTGATGTCAACACCTATCTTGCTTTCAACAAATTCAATACTCCTGCTTGTTAAAAGATTCTTAGCAGCATCACAATACGAACAATTATCTTTTGAATAAATCTTATACATATATACCTCTTTGTTATTTATTGGTAGTCCTGACAGGATTCGAACCTGTACCACGCACCAATCTAGTGCTTCGACCTTATAAGGATCGCATGCTAACCATTACACCACAGGACCAAACTAATGATCCTTTATATACTATGCTTCTCTGAAGAATACATGGTTGCCAATGCGCGTAGTTTTTTCGACATGTGGCCAAATTTTGCGAGTAATAGTTGCGGCATGAAAGTATGTAGCTCCACCTGTTACGTCTGATATATTTTCTAGATAAACATTTTCTGAAATCTTATACACTGCTTGATAGACTGCGGGATTCTTCTTATTGTTTAGTGCGTCATCACACACCCAAGAGAACGCACAGTTGTTATTAGCTTTCTTATAGATAACTTCGCAAGCAGTTTTACCGAACTTTCGCGCTTGCTTCGTTCTATTTAGTACCACGTTATTCACCGCAATGATACCACGTCTTGGTTCGCCGCGAGCTTCATGGTAGGCATTCTCCGCAAGACAATTAATTTGCTTCTTGTCATGGTGAGTTAGATTCACAGGAACTTTAATAATAACTTTTTTAATTACTGGCACTTCTATGATCTTAGTATTCGTTTGTATGATTGTATTATTTTTATAGTGTGGATATGCAGCAGTAGCTGCTATCAAACTCAGAAATATACCAATGCTAATTCCAAGTAGTATTAATCGTGTGTTGAACTTGTATATGTTTTGTGTTGTTCTCATGTTCTCGCCTCTTAGTACATGATTGAGGTATAATGCCAATAGGCGACAATTATACTACTAAGAAGATCGAAAATCAGATCTCTAGGTCCATCCCCCTCTTACCAGGAATGCAAAATCATTAGTTGTTTCTGTCTGTGGTATCCACTTGAATACCGCTTTCGTAGCCATCTATTGACTTGAAGCTTTGTAAGAGTCAATGGAAGATGAGATCTTCCAAAGGTATTTATAGAAGTATGATACTATGAATGGGTTAAAAAGTCAACTATTTGTGAACTAAATTACTTAAAAAGTAAGGCTCCGAGACCCAAGCCCAAGATAGCTCCACCGATAACATTTGAGGTTGAATTATCTTCGCGAGGTGGGTAGCTATAAACAATGTTAGGATATGCTGGATAATGCATATAGTTACAGTTGCGTGTTACAATTCTATGAGGATACCCCCAAGCATCATATTGATAGCTCACCACATTATAACAGAAGGGACGTGTTTCATGCCTGTTTCTATAATACGTGTCGCTCTCCCAAGGCTGAGCAAAGGCTGTAGTTGATAGAATCATCGCACCGATTAACGATAATGATAGGAACTTCTTCATTTGATTACCCTCAGTAGGACCACATCAGTATTTATTCTTCCGTTAGCAGCAGCTGCCTTAGTCTTAATGGTATCCATAAACTTCTTCAGCTGAATCTTACTGCAAGTAAGCGCATCATTGATACTTACTTCAGGCTTGCGTAATGTTTTACGGATAGAAGCCTTGTCATCAAAGCCTGTTAGGGTAGTACCCTTGATGTTCAGCCCAGCGGGACCAGAGGCTACGTAGTTGACGAGCACCTTGTACTTCACATTGTACACCCATAGGGACTGAGCACCAATGATCAGCGTAGGATCAATGCTAGCAATCTTTAGAGCATCATTGCTGACTGCATACTTCAATCGCTTAACCAGCTGAGTCTCGGACTTGTACTTCTTCTTGCGTGGCTTACGAGCCTTACTCTCTGCCTTGTTGACTTTGACAAACTGCTTTGCTTGTTCAACAATCTTGGTAATGAATTCAATATATGACTTCAATGCTTTCTTACCAATACTGTAGTAAGCTTCAACGCATTGATCATCAGTGCCATCTATTGCAGCTTCAAGCTCTTCAACAAGAGGAGTATAATAATTGATAATGCCCCAAGCAACACCACTACCAAGATCTTGCTTCTTGTAATAGTCATAAGGATTAAAGTCAGAAGTATAATCATGCGTCAAAAACAAATCAATTTCGTGTTCAATCTGACCGATGATTGCAGTTTTCTTTTTCTCGACCAGATCAATAATGTTTGTAGTCTTAGGTTCAACAACAACTTTGGATAATTCTCTTTCCAAAGCCTTCTTAATCGTATCATGATACTGGCCGATGTCACAACCAAGATTACTCATGCGTGCGAAAGAACAAGAAGTGATACCAATGAACACAGGATTAAGTTTCTTTACACGTGCAAGATATTCTTTAGTTGTATTACGATTATCAACATATTCATACAACCACTTAACAGTGTCATCAACATTGTAATTGTAATTGTACCAATTTAGTGCCTTGATCACTTCACTTTGGTTAGTGCAATCTTTGAGTCTGGGCTCTTGGCCAATGAACTGTTTCTCAAAAGTCATATACTTTGGTTTCAACTTTGCCATTTTAATATCCTGTAATATTGTTCAATACAATTCGCGATAAGCCCACGCAATCAATAGATACGAGCAGCATATAATTAGCCAGCATACCGAAAGAACGCCGAGTATAAGAAGCCCAAGCATACATACAGCAACCAATAATCCAAAAAGGATAGATGATAATGAGTGGAGGATTGGGTACGGTAAGAGCCATTGTAAGACTACAACCAACAGAAATGCCCCAAGCAAGTATTTCAATACAGAAACGAAACTTGTCACTGCGCCAGTCCTCCTTGATCCAAGATATGGTTGTTGGCAAATAGTTACTCATGCTGCTTTCACCTGATTGATGTGTTTGCACTCATGTCTAAACTGAAAACCAACACAGGTACATCTAAACATACCAGCATCAGCAGTCACTTCATAGGTATTGTTCTTAGAACCAGAGACCTTCCAAGTCTTATTGACT